CAGCAATCTAAAATCATTGAAACTGTAGCGAATATTACATCTAGCGCTAGCAGTCCCGTTTTAGCTATCTTAGAATTTAACAACGTGATGTACTCTATTCTTAAAAAGAATATTAAGGAATATCAGCCCGTATTTAGTACTATTGACCGTACTAACTTTATGCTCGCGCTTAAAGGGTATATTGATAATATTGTTACAAGTAGTGATAATATAGAGTTCAATATTAAGAAGATGCTCGAGAGAAACGAAAGTGTTGAATTAGAAGTCGGGCCTGAGAGCGCTACTGTCGAAGATATTACATTTCACCTCTCACCACCTACAATGGACGATGACCATATTGTTAACAGCCTTGTTCTACGTAAATATAGAAATAACTCATCCGGTAAGACTCTTTTGAGTGATGTTTATCATTTTGAATCATTGAAATTTATTAAAGCTATCTCTATTGGTGATGAGACACTCCAAGTTAGGAAAGATACCAAGAGCCTAGACATTATTAAAGAGCTCGATACAGTGCAATTACGACCTGTATATGAGTATATTGCTAAGGTCAGAGCCGCTGAAGAGGTGTTAACTAATCACCTCACTGCTGATGAGCAGCTGGATATTACCCCAGACTTATTTATATCGTAGTGTAGGGTATAAATATATGTATGGCAGACCCTACTATTGCAGAAGCAATCTCTATACTAACTAAGGTATCAGCTGATACGGCGAATAAATTGAAATCCTTGGAAAAGGAGATTCGCTCATCTATCTCTGGTAAAGGCACTCCTGATCGTTCACGAGGCTCTACTGAACCACGTGTCCCGCGTGAAATTGTAGAAAAGGCTGATGATGTTGTAGTTACTAATTTTGGCCCAGAAGCCGAGGCCGACCTTGCTGCTGCTTTTGGGCGTGAGACTGAACGTGTTCTCGAAAAACAGAAGAAGACGGATCCTCCTGACCTAAAGCAGTTATTAATGATGGCAGGTCTCGGTGCAGCAATGGCTGCACTGTTCGAGGGTGAAGGTTTCACAGGTCTAGTCCAAGGTTTACAGAATGTCTATAGGCGACTCGATAGGTTTGCTACAAGAGCTGGAAGGGTCCTAAGAAGAGTAGGAGGCCGGATATCTCGATTCGCAAGCCAGGTAGGTAGAAGAGCTTCATCGGCACTAAGAAGAGCAGGTCGAGCGATAAGTAGGTCCGTTTCGGCCATGAGGCAACAAGCGCGTAGGCTGGTCAGCCGTATAGGCAGTAAGCTTAGAAGCGTTGCATCTAGCGTTAGAAATGGTATAAGTAGATCTATGTCAAGGGTCCGGCGTATAGTTGGATCTATATCAACACAAGGAATAAGAGGAACCTTCTCCAGGATTTCTAGTAGATTATCTAGTTTTGGAAAATCTATAACGGAGGGAATGGAAGCGGCTAAGAAAAAAGTAGCTGATATGGCTCGGAAGGTCACCCAATCCGCACCCGTTAAGGCTACGAAACGCGCGGCTTCCAGAGCCGCCAGCTTTGCCGGCAACTTGTTTTCCAAGGCCAAGGGTGCTGTTACGAAAGCGAAGAACGTTGCGATCAGTGCTGGAAAGAGCGCGGCCGGCGTCGCTGCCAGGGGCGCCCGAGCGGCTGGAAGAGCCGCGGCCGCGACTGGCGGAGCATTGAAAGGTGCAGCTTCTAAGGCGGTCCAATATACAAAGAGTAAGGTTTTAAAGCCACTAACTACTGCTATGAAAAAAGTTAAACCGCTGAAACTGTTAAAAGGGCTTTTAAAGAGCCCTCTTTTAGCGCCCATACTCGAGAGTTTTTTCACATATAAAGATGTAGAAGAGTTGGTAGCGCAAGAGGCTGCCGGTGAAATTAATGAGGCTGAGTTGAATCAAAAGGTCGGTACGAGGTTAATTAAAGCAGTAACTGGTGTCATAGGAGGTGCCGCGGGCGCCTCGCTTGGATTTGCTATTGGATCAGGAATCCCAGTAGCAGGCAATATAGTTGGTGCTATTGTTGGTGGTGTATTAGGTGACGTAGGTGGTAGGCTTATAGGTGGTCTTATTGCAGACAAGTTGGGTGATAAAGCTTCAATATTAGGAGAACGAGCATTAAAATCAAAAATGTTTAACCACCTGGGGCAACCAGTAATTGGTGAACCACTCGCACAAATCGATGATGGTATTATCTTTAGCCAGGACGGCCGTGTATTAGCTCAAGCAAATCCGAGTGATACAATATACGCTATGAAAGAGGGCGGACCGCTACTAACAACCCTAGCATCCGGCTTCGAAAGTAATGGTAAAATATTAATAAATCTACATGAAATGCATACTGAACACATGACCACTCAAATTGAATTAGATGAGGAGCGCAATAGCTTATTACTGGAGCTCGGAAAATTACTTTACGCTTCATTAGATCTTGATTCTAAGGGTGGTGGTACTTTAAGCCCCAGCATGCTGAAATTTGCAGGCAATTCTATAGCAGATATCAGATCATTTTACTAACTTCACCAGCTTAGTATATGGTAAATATACATGCAATATAAATATATATAATGAACTTATGGCACCTTAAAATAGGGAACACCCCAACGTTACCTATACTGGAGAGATCGGGTGGTGGTATCACCGCATCCGGCGGCGACCTAACTGACCTAACTAATCTCGCAGGATACACTGATGGTGCAATGGCCGATCCAATTAATGTCGTAGATGATTTCCGATGGACTGTAAGCCCAGGTGGTTCGAGGTCTGATGTGCCGCGGTTACACATAACTGAGAAGAGAATTAAGCTCAACTCCACAGTTACAAACCTCGCGTATAGTGCAACTGCTGCAGTTGATAGTATCGGAACTGCGGTTCAGACAGCAGGCGGTTTAGTCGGAGCTGTAGCCGGCAAGGCTGGTGTCCAGAGCGTACAAAAGTTTATTGATGAAGGGTCGCAAAAACTTAAAGCGCTGGAGAGAAAACTCCAACAGGAGGTTCTAAATACCGGCGGCTTCCAAACCTCTGAAAACCCAGCTCTTCAACCATATGATGGCTTGTATAGCCTTGAAAACACTGGATTCAGTTACTACTTTCCATATCTCGATGATCAATATAATTCGATTTCTAACAACTTCGGAGAATCTAGCGAAGGGTTTGTAGCACCACTAGCTAATAAAGCGTCTGCCCTCGCTGCGGGTGTCGCTGGCGTAGCGAATATAGTAAAGCCAGGTACTTATATTGAAAAGGCTAAGCAATTTACTATGGGCGACACAGGTAGGACCTTAACTTTTTCATTACCTCTACTTAATACCATATCTATTGATGATATATCTAGAAACTGGCAGTTGTTATTCGGTTTAATCTACCAGAATACCCCCGGTAGAATTAGTAAGAGTATAATTGATCAACCAGTATTATATGAGATACGCCTCCCCGGGGTAGCATACATGCCCTATGCTTATATCTCCAAATTAGACGTAAAATTTATTGGTTCGCGTAGAAACATGAGGATACAGGTACCTATACAGTCACCTGGATCAGATGTTTCTACGACTTCTATTGAGACAGTAATTCCTGACGCGTACCAGCTCGATATTTCTGTAACTGGTTTAAATGCTGAGACGAGAAACTTTTTATATGCTAATATATCTGATTCAAAATTGACTGTAACCTCTCCTCGCCCGTTTACAGAGGCTGAGCTCGATGCAACATCACCACCATATCTACTACCCACTAATCGTGGAGATGGGTTTGAAGGACCTGGTGTACTACCGAGTCCACCTACACAAATTACAGCGGATGGAATCTTTGCAGAATTCATTGACCCCCCTACACAAATTACAGCGGATGGAATCTCATTGAATCCTAGTGGTTTTAACCCAGTAGAGGTACCTGCACAACCCTAAGCCTAGTTAAATACCGGGAATAGGTGATATAAGAGTTACCCGGTTATAAATATTAGTATGACCGACTTAGGTAAATTTCAAGAGGGTATTACTGATTTAGATGTACTTGAACAGTACAGGTATGAGAATATCTTTAAGGTGTACGAAACCGGTGATAAAGATTTCTTCTACTATAATATACTAAAAAAAATACGATTACCTGATGATATCGATAATAACCTACTCAATACTGTAGCATATAATAGTGCACTACCAGTCACAACACTGAGCTATAGAATATATGGTACTACATACCTATGGTGGTTGATTATGGTGGTGAATAATATCTCAAATCCTGTAAAGATAGCAGGCGGTACACGGATAAGATATATTAAAAAGCAATACCTGAAGCCTGTCATAGATAGTTTAAAACAGCAATTGCAGTAATGAGATATAACTTTGATACCTACTACGAGGAGAGATTTAGCTCTATTATAGATACGCAGAAGTATCTATTTAAAGTAACTTTGTTTAACCCAGAAGGGGATATGGTTACTCTTACTAAAAGAGAGGTTATAGAGCTTAAGCTCATCGACAATCTACGAGACCCATGGGTAAGAGGCTCTATAGCTCTCGATAATACGGAGGCTGCTCTAGAGAGATTTGTAACTGACCCTGCTGAGCGTGAGTTTCGCCCTGAGATTGAACCGTTAAAAGGCTACACCTACCGTGGAGATGGTAGAGATTTTATTCAGATTGAGATCATACCTCTAGATGATGGTCCATTATCAGAGTTTACAAATAATGATGAAAGCTTTAACACATTATTTGGTCTCAGGTATATTTTTAGTATAAAGCAAGGTAGTAGTACCACTATTAATGGTACAGACTGTAAGCTTTTTAATATCGGTGATGTAGATGAGGAGATCTTAAAGGAGAAGAAAGCATTTTTCTCAACTGGTAAGCTAGCTTCACCCGGGGGAGTAGAAGCAGCGCAATCTAATAATGAAGATAGATATGCTACCACGGGTCAGAGTATAAAGGCTATACTATCTGATACAATAGGTGAACAGGGTAATATTATTGATGATTCGAGTTTCGAAGACGGTGCATCTAAGCTATTCTACTCATCACCTATTAATAATACGGCTTATGACGACATACAATACCTCTTAGAACGCCATGTAAGCGATGGTGCATCAAATGACTTCTCGTTTTTAAAAAAATCCAACTTCACAGGTGAATACACTTTACGGAGCGCGGAGAGTATGTATGCTCAGGCATTTCAAAAAAGCAGAAACGTAGGTGGTGAGCTATTTACTGAGAACTTTACCATTAACGGGTTAAACGGTAGTGATTCAACCGTAATTGAACCATCTAAAAAAGTACCGGCCGGTGCTCCAGAGTTTGGTAGTAAGGGTGATATACTGAGTTATAATTTTTTTGATACCGACGGCGAGCAGTACAAGAAGGATATTAAGACTCAGGTTGTCAATTCATATGATTTTAAAAATAAGAAATTTAATATAGAGGTCAAGGATAGTAACGCTACCACAGTACGTGATAAGTTTAGCGATATATATGTGAGCCCACTCAAAGGCGAAAATAACAAGCCCTTTCCTAACCTACCATTGACAAATTCGCAAAAAGAAAATCAGACATTTGATTCAAATTTTTCTGAATATGGTGAGTCTCCGGAGATTAGAAAGGCATACGGTGTCAATAAACTATTAAAGTCAAGTCTGTTTTCTAATATGGCTATAGAGATTATTATTAAAGGTCAGCTTTTTAGGAAAACGGGGACTTTCTTCTCCGTCGATAGGGAAGGAGCGTATATTGAGAATCAATACGATAGTAAGGTATTAGGCATGTACCTATTAACAGAGATAGAGCATCAATTCATTGATGATGCAACCTATATTCAACGAATTGTCGGCATAAAAACCAATCACTTTAATAACCCTAACTTCGAAGAGAATATAACGTAATGAGTAATCAAGTTTCCTTAACGCCCGAATACTTAGGAATGGTACAGCAAACCAGTACCGATTTTTATGAATCAAATAACTCCCTATTTGAGAGTTTTCAAGAATTCCTAGATGAGCTAGGTACATGTATAGATTTAGAAAAGGCTAAGAGTAGCCAGGATATTGTACAGAGTATTAGTAACGTGTACATGGAGTTAAATAACACGAAACTTGATAACTATAACGAGCAATTTCAATTGTACTTTATCGAGAAATATCAAAGCCTCTTGACATCTGTTAAGGATTTTATTACTGATAGCTTGGGCGCGAATAATGTATATTTGATAGCCTTTAGTGATGATATAGGTAACATTGCTAATCAAACTAGTGTAATTGATAACAGTACGTCACCTTTTTTTGACACGTACGATACTTTTTTTAACTACCCTAATAGTCTCCCCGCTTCACTTTACAATAAAGTATCACAAACACAGTTAGATAACAATATAAGATTATCCGTATACACTGACGCTTTAATGAAAACAAACCTTAAAGGTCTACAGACATCTACAGATGCAAATATTGCGCTCTCAGCGCATGGTGATAATCTAGTTAATGATAATCTTTATATAGATCGGTTATTCTTACTAAAGGACCCAGTAAATGCTAAGATTAAAACTCTTCTTAAAAATATGGCTGACTTTATTAACTTCTTTAAAGAGGTTAACTGGCAGGATAGAGATATAAGCAGAGTTAGTATAGATCTAGCTTATAGTACAACAGTTGAAGGTGTATCGACGACACTAGACATGTTAAAGAACAAAATAGAAGCTGGGGATAGTGCGAGTGAGTCGAACCTAGATGATAGGTACGACGCAACCGGAGCTTAGTCTCGTGTTGTAATAGATTCTACATCTTCAACAATATCTGCCTCAAGAATTAGTTTCGACATTAATTCCTCCCTGTTCAGTAGTAGCTTATGGTCCTGATCAGTCTGCTGTAATACCTTTTTACTTTCAATATCTAATGTCTTTATAAAGACAGCATTCTTATTCTTCTCATTCGATATGTGCATCTTCTGCAGACTATCTAGTGCCGTTGATGACGATGATATTAATTTAGCAAGTGCTTCAACGTCTCTACTATCTGGAGCTGCAGAAACATATTCACCTATTTCGTCAATATATGACATACTATCCTTAATTAGCTTACCGGTATTATTTAAAATAAAAGCTTCAATGTCATCTTTATCGAGCGTAAATTCTTCTTTTTGGTCAGAGGTAGCCTTTACTTTGATATCACCTTTCGCTTTGAGAGCATCTAGTAAATCATTGACATCTGGATTAGTTTCCTCGTTCGACATAAAAATATTTAATATAATCGCTTGAATATTCAAGATTAGCCTTTACAATAAGCTATATATGAATAATAATTTTGTAAAAATTGACGCTGAGATTAAATTTGTTAAGACTCATGATAACGCTAAGCTACCTCAAAAGGCTCATGGTGATGATAACTGCTACGACCTATTTGCAGTAGAAGATACAACCATTCCAGGTACTCGAACTACAGCCCTGTCCTCGCCTCATCAAACCGGTGTATCTGTCGGTAGTGCTGTGGTACCTGTTGGTATTAAAGTTGGCTATATTACCCCGGGATTCGGGTTTGTAATTAAACCTAAATCTGGTCTAGGTTTTAAGGCTAGCCTACAACCACACCTAGGTGAGATTGATACCGGATACCGTGGCGACTGTGCAGTAAAAATGTATAATTTCTCTGATACAGACTACTCTTATAAAGCAGGTGATAAAGTAGCTCAGATTAAGGTAGAGAGGAATTGGGAGACTAGTGTAGTATGGACTGATGAAGTTGAGGTAGCTGAAAGAGGTGAAGGCGGCTTTGGCTCAACTGGTAAGTAGCCTATGCAAAGGAACTCCATTATAATAAATTAACATTTTAACTAAAAAAGATATGGGAAAAACAACAAGACAACGAATAACAGAAAAAAAAGTAGGTAACGCTAAAGTACGTAAGACAGTAACCGTAACTGTCACTAAACCACCTAAAAAGAAGAGAAAGTAATGTTTAACAACCTTTGGGCCGAGAAGTATAGACCAAAAACACTAGCTGATTTAGTTCTATCAGATACTAATAGAAAGTATTTCGAGTCTGTTGAAGACGAAATACCGAACTTACTATTTGTTGGTACTCCTGGTTTAGGTAAAACTACACTAGCTAGAATTCTTGTCAAGGATACCTTAAAGTGTCAGTACTTGTATATTAATGCATCTGATGAGAATGGAATCGATACTATCCGCTCAAAGGTTGTTGGGTTTAGTCAGACTAAATCGCTTACTGGCGGTATTAAGGTTGTTATACTTGACGAAGCTGATGGTATAACTATTGATGGTCAGCGTGCTTTACGTAATACTATGGAGGAGTATAGTAGTCAGACCCGCTTTATTCTAACTGCGAATTATAAGCATAAGATCATCCCTGCTATTCAGAGCCGTACTCAGTCATTCGATCTCAATCCTCCATTCGATGATGTGTTGAAGCGTATTGTCAATGTTATAAAGATTGAAGGTATTAAGATCGGAGATGATCAGAAGGCTAATTTTATAAACGTAATCAAGCAGAATTATCCTGATATTCGTAAGATCATTAACGCTGTACATAAGGCGTGTGTAGATGGTGAGTTTAATATAGATATAGCCTTAGATAGTAAAGAGCTTGTCGATAGGATTCATACTGACATACAAGGTAGCGATGCAATGGGGCTGCGCAAGTATCTTATCGAGAATGAAAATGAGTTTCAAGGTGATTATCATAATCTCATGAAGCAGTACTTGAACTTTATATATTCAAGTACGCTCCATGACGATAAGAAACGAGAATATATCCTCGTGCTTAGTGATTATATGTATAAAGATGTCTTTGTATTAGACAAAGAGATTAATGCGTTTGCTTGCTGGGTAGCATTGAGCAAGATTTAGGACATATACTGCGATGTATAGCTCTCATTAACCGCAGGAGATGGTGTCGCTGGCTTTGAAGGTATCTTAGTATTCTTCTTAGCTAGCGAGCGCTCTGATTTTTTAAGGCTATCACCTTGCTGTGTCATCGTTTGCTGTTGCTCTTCGTTTTCTTCAGCTTCGACCGGGTCAATTTGAACCTTATTGTCATACTTTACTGAGTCAGGTACTGGAGCACTTCCAAAATCTGCACCGTGACCACCATCGTCAGCAACCAAAATACCCATAGGTACAGCAACTGAATTCTGATTATCATAGAGCCCGTTAGTAAGTTCAATAGCTACAGTAGCGATAAAACAATTACCTCTGTTATCCTCATTACCTGGAGCGGAGCTAGGGTACTTTGTTTTAATATTGATTACCTTTTTATTAAGGTCTGTATCCTTAAACATCTTTACAACGAAGTCTTGAACTGATTTATCCAATTCCTTAAAACCGTCGTGAGACTTATAATCGTCTGCTAACTGAACCCTATCACCGGTCAGGATACCACCGTTGTTCATTTTCTGGATAGTTGCCTCTATGAGATTTAAAAAATTGTTCGCCATATTATTATTTATGGTTTCGAGTTAATAATTCCATTGCTTAAATAATATATACAATGGCAGAGATTAACTTAAATATACTAACTCAAGACCAACCACAGAAAGCAGATAAAGTTATCTTTAACGACATCAGATTAGATCTGGTTCTAGGTTATACAAATAATGACCCTCTTGTTAAGGGTAAAGAGGTTAGAGATATTATTGACGACGTTAATGTTGATGCAATACAAAACGCATTTATCAACCTCATAACAACATCTCCAGGGGAGAAGCCACTGAACCCTACTTTTGGTATTAATTTCGGTGATCTTCTATTTCTACCCGTAACAGAGGAGCGAGCTGATGTTATAGGTACAGGTATTATTGATACAGTAGCAGCAAATGAGCCACGAGTCAACATTATCAACTTAACAATAACACCGGATATTGAGAATCATAGCTATATATGTAATTTCACATATAGTATCCCTAGATTCGCAGGAGCTAAATTTAATCTCTCCGGTAATTTATCTCGTTCCGGATTTTCCGTTTAATTAATGTTTTTTATTCATAAATAAATATATGGCGGATAATACTGACTTTACTTTACCGAAGGATGCGTATGCAACTTTCGATGCCCTAACTTTAAAGAGCTTAATTAAGCAGCGCTTAAGGGAAGGTAATACTTTTACCGACCAGGATTTCGAAGGTAGTAACTTATCTGCTATTATTGATATAATTGCTCTATCATACCACCTTTCATTATTCTACCTCAACCAAACTTCTTCTGAATCTCTATTCAATGAATCAACTGTTTTTGAAAATATTAATAGGATTACAAAGCTTATTGGGTACAAGCCAACTGGTTATAAGACAGCAGTATTACCGTTTCAAGCAGAAGCTAGTAGTAGGTTACCAGTAAATGTATATACTATAAAGAGGTATTCGTATTTCGCAGTTGATGGTACTGACTATTCATTTATTAGTGACGCGTCATTCAGTAAGACAACCGGCGCTGATGAGCAACTTACAGCCTTGTCTGAAAATACTCTACTGTATCAGGGCAAATACATCGAACATCCAGTCATTTCAGCTATTGGAGAAGAGTTTGAAACTGTAACACTACTAGTTAGAGATAATATTAACCAGACCCCTGTCAATATTGAGACTGACTCAATTAATGTATATGTCAAGAGTGTTAATACAGGTAAGTACAACGAGTTTACGGAAATTAATTCTCTTTTTAATACTAATAATACAGATTATGTATTTGAAAAACGGTTAAATGAGAACGGGTTTTATGAAATAAAATTCGGTAATGGTGTCAATGGTGCACGACTCAATCCTGCAGATGAAATTTTTATATACTACCTTAAGAGTGATGGTATAGCTGGTAAGGTCTCCGCGGGTAAGCTTGATGGTACTAACCTTAATACGTTTACGACGACACAATTTGAGGCAATATCACCTGATATCTACGAGTCTAATATACTTATCTTAACACCTAATCTCGCCTCAGCGATAGCATTTACAAACTCCGTCGGTTCTACAAGCCCTAATGACATTGAAACGGTTGATCAGATTAAAGAAAATGCTCCTAGAACCTTCTTCGCACAGAATAGAATTGTTACGAATGACGATTTCCAGGCGTTTATTGAAAAGAGGTATAGTAATATAATTTCAAGCACTGTTCTAGTGAGTAATGAGTCATTTGTCGATAATGTTATAAAATATTATTATGATCTAGGGCTTGATAGACCTAACCAGGATTCGAGATTCTTATTTAACCAAGTAAAATTTTCCACTACAAACCAAGCTAACCAAGTATATGCTTTCATGGTACCTAAAATAAAGATAACGGATAGTGATAATAATTTATCTTACTTGACACAAGCTCAGAAGTCAGAAGTTATTAATACTGCTCAGTCACAGAAGATAATTAACTCCGAAATACAGCCCATGGACCCGGTATATGTAGGTGTTACGGTTGGACTACAAGATATATTCAATACCAAGCCTTCTGTCGATGATATCGAGTATACTGACTTAGTTATACAGCGTAAGCAGAACAATAGAATTAGCGCATCACGTATTATAGAGGAGGCCAATAACGTTTTTGAGGAAGCCTTTGACCCAGCGAATCTAGAACTAGGCGGTATAATTAACATTACAGCTATTACTACAAAGATTTTAGGTATTGAAGGTGTATCAGGCTTAAGAACCGTCAAGCGTAGTGCTGATACCGGTGAAGAAGTTAGAAGTGTACCGTTCCTAAACATATATAACTTCAACGCTGCCTACGCTGACGTCGATATTGTAAGTACAGGCTCTAACGTGGCGTTACCATACTTCAAATTCCCATTTTTATATAATAGTGAGTTGAAGAGTAGAATTAAAGTAGAAATTATTGATTAATTATGCCAATAACATCACCACAAACCCAGTTCTATAATTTTGATAGAGATTATAGCAGTCTGCCACCTATCAATCTACCCATACGTGTTGTTGACCCAGCTACGAGAGAGAGTAAATGGGGTGGTCTATCAGCTATTCCAGGATTCGCGAATGAGCAGTATACATTCAAAATCTTTCCGGATTTTTACGGGACAGATCTTAACGGAATATCGGCTTCACCACTTGCTGATAGCTACCGGTATTTTATTGACTTAGGCGACGGTACGATCTCAACCGACCTAACTGCATATCACTATTATAAGTACCCAGGTGATTATAGAGTTACATTGGTAGCAGTAGATAGTGCAGCGAACTTCTATAGTGTCGTTACCCGACCTACTATCAGCATAAGCAACGCTATACCTGATAAATTATTCCTAACATACCAAGAAGGTAGTAGCGCACTCAACTCCTCTCTTAAAAATCCAATTATACTAACTAGATTTAATTCATATCAAAGCTGGCCAGCGGTATCCGCAGATGGTGGTTATAGTATTAATTTGAGTGTGTCAGGTAATAAGAGTAAAGCTACGACGAATACAGATTATTATAGTGATATAAATGCTCACTTAAAACTCTTTAGTGGCTTCGTACAGATTGAAGATGATGGTGAGGGATTGGTAACCGACTCAGTGAAGACTAGCAACTCATTTATATACGGTAAGTTGAATACAGCTAGTTCAACCCCGCCATACTTTCTATATAATGAATACCAAGATGGCACAATATTCTTAGGCACATCAGGTAGTACCTCTTTTTATTACTACGAAGATTAGAATTATACATAAATAATCTTATGGGTGAACATAATGTTATACTATTTGCTGCTTTTGATCAGCGTGTTTTTATTGACCCTGAGGGTACAGGTATAGGTGCTGATATTGACATGCCAATAATTAATGCCAATCCCGCTACTATCTCCTATTCTATATCAGCTAGGACTGAAACATTAGAAGATAAGACTCTGAGTATTACTACTAATGGTATTACAGGATTCGTAACACCTCTATCGTCATTTAATATACCTAAAATTAATTTTGCTAATCAAGATATATACTTTACTGCCAAGGTGGTTGATCTAAGTGGTGCTCCTTTAAAGAGATACCCTAAACTAGATTTTGATGAAGAGCTACTACGTACTCAGACTCCCGGACCAGTCAATGAGTTAATAGAGGTTCAAAATACCATAGCAGATTTTATAATAATAGAGGAGGCTAATCTGAATGTAGTTTTAATAAGAAGTGACGGTACAACTGTCTTGGACGGGGAATCAACATACCGTACTAATTATGGAGACCTTACTGCTAGTGAAGGTGGTGGCTACCTTAAAGGTGTCATTAAAACATCTATACCTGATACGGATCTAAGAATCAAGGTGACCTACACTGATGCGGACAATACTGTTTCTGGTATATCAACACCATTTGATGTATATCCAGCGGATGGTATATACGATATTAGAAAAGTCGGAGAAGATAATAACCAGTCTCAGAATTATAAAGACTTAGCTACGCAGCCCGTATTACAGCGCGAACCGGTCTTTATGGATGAGTTACTAGGTCAGATCGTCGGTGATAGTAGTAGTTATCCTGAGACTCTAGGTATCAAACTCCACGAGAAAGTTAGTAACTATATCGCTAACATCAACGACCCAGACTATGCAAATGTTAAATCACTGAACTCCCTCGTCTCTCAGCTGTCCATGACCATGGATGAATATAACCAACAATTCCCACCTAGTTTATCACGGCTAATTGATATACTATCTGTTAGTGTGAGTCGGCAGATGGGTAGTAAGAATCAATTTCAAGGTAATTATGATCCAAAGGGTTATATTAGTAAGGAGTTTTATGGCAAGAACCGAGGAGACCTCCTACCAGTGGAGACCACCTTACTAGAGACTGGTACAAATTCAAAGAATATACTAGCGTATGAGAAGTTTAGTAATCAGTATAAATTAGTTAATACTAATATCTTAAGTGCTACCGATATTGGTTACACGAGTCATAATACATACCCGCTTTCAGCTTACAATACATCCTGGGGCTGGGGTCTAATTATACCTAATGGTATCCCTAGTATTGATATTAATAATTATTATGAATTCTATGACTTTATCGATACAGTTGAAGGTTCATATTTACAGAAATTTATTGATTATGATAATGTGAATAATACATACCTGACTAGCTTAACCTCATATGATCAGTATACCGATAAGTGGGGTATAGCAGAAAAGGTCATTTCACATAATCTATATACTAACCTAGGTCTTGTATCAGGATCGTAATTTGAGAATAAATATTTTATATGCCGGCTTTAAGCAACACTACCGTCTACTTTAGCGTAACAAATACTTTAGATGATGTAAAAAGAGATTTAAACGAACCTTTTTCTTTTCTTGATTATTTGAAGTATGCTGATACTAATGATAAAGCGAGTGAGTTATCGAGTTACCAGAGTTATCTACAGTCTTGGGAACTATATACAAATACCTCGTTAGTATCTATTAATATAGATGTCAGGACGCAGTTTATTAATTTCCTGTCAGAGATAAATTTGCTATTCTTCACTAACGAGGAGAAGCGTTATTTTGATAATATAGATCTAAGCAATAACGAGCAGTTAACAATTGCACTTCCGTTTTTTACATCGAAGATTAAAGAAATAGCTATATATTTCAAGAAGAAGCGTAATAATATAACCAGTAACTTAGAGTATATTAAGAAAAAAGGTACTAGTACGGGTGCTGAAACATTCATTAAAGATCAAATACTTGATATATTTTATGGCGATGATGTTGCACCGGGCATAAACCCCAGAGAAAGATCTCCTGAGGAGATTGTTAATGGTATCGATATTAGTTTCGAAAGAGTATATGATACTTTTAACGATTATTTTGATTTAGATCCTAACAAATCCTCAACTTTTTATGACATAGTCTCAGGTGATAGGGCTGATTACTTCACCTCGAATACAAATACGATAAG